CCAATGAAACCGTGGGTAGAGGCAGGAATAAACGTAAAAATAAGGCCAAATTAGCTTTTGGTGGGAAGATTTTAAGCAGCGTAAATCACCCAGGACAACCCGCTAGACCCTTTTTAAGACCCGCATTTGAATCCAAAAAGCAAGAAGCAGTGAAAGCCATTGGCCCCAAAATGTGGTCATTGATTAAACGCGAGGCGAAACGATGACTATTGAGGCCATTAGGACGCAACTTAAGGGTGTTTCGGCTGTTTTTAACCTTGTTGGCACTCGTATTTTCTACAATCATGCACCGTTAGATGCCGCTACACCGTTTATTGTTCTTCTCATCGTGGGTAATTCACCTGTTAACAATTTAGGTGGTGAAGAGTCATTAACCAATGATCGAGTTCAAATAGATTGTTGGTCAAAACGATATTCCGATTCTGATACGGTTGCCGAAGCTGTAAAAGCTGCAATGGCGGCAAGCACTACATTCAATGCGATACGCACCGGCAAAGACTCATTATACGAGTCACAAACAACGCTAAATCGGGTAATGCTCGAGTACTCGGTGTGGAAATCCTAATTCCCCTTGCTGGCTTGTCGTGAGACACCCAGCTTTTTTATTCCCTAACGTCGAGAGACGTACAATCCAGAGTGGAGGCCTATTATGGGCGTTATTGATGCACAAGGCACTGTTATCAAAATTGATGATCTCACCCCAGGCACTGCTGATGTCGTTATTGGCAAAGTTAAATCCTTTTCTGGGTTTGATGGCGAAGCCTCAGAAGTAGATATCACCAATCTTTCAAGTACGGCAAAAGAATTCCGTTTAGGGCTTCAGGACTTCGGTTCGTTCTCAATGGATATACAGGTTGATTATTCTGATGCTGGTCAGGATGTATGCCGTGCGGCACAAACGAGTGGTGATACTAAAACCATTCTTCTCACCTTTGAAGATGCCTCAACCGCGCAGTTCTCAGCTCTGGTTAAGAATGCAACTTCATTATCTGGTGCAGTAGATGGAGTGGTTGATGGTTCTATTTCAATCAAAATAACCGGTACTGTTGCGTTCGCATAAGGTGAAATCATGTTACTGACTAAAAAAGACATATTGGGTGCGGAAGACTTAAAAACAGAGGATGTTGAAGTGCCAGAGTGGGGCGGTACCGTTCGTGTTTCGATGATGAGCGGTACTGCGCGTGATGCGTATGAAGATAGCATTATTGAGTTTGATAGTAATGGTAAAGTGACCCGAAACCTGTCAAATGCTAGAGCTAAATTATGTGCAGCGTCGATGGTTGATGATAAAGGAAATCTCCTGTTTTCAGAGGGTGAAATTAATAAACTTGGAAAGAAATCTGCTGAAGCGCTTAACCGTGTATTTACAGCCGCGCAAAAATTAAACGCACTCTCTGATGAAGAAGTAGAAGAACAAGCAAAAAACTAATAGCCCGACCCTCTCGACGGTTTCTTTTTTACCTGGCAGAGCGGTTGGGTATGACTGTTCGAACCCTCCTATGTTCCCTCGATTCAAGCGAAATATCCGAATGGCAGGCCTATCTGAACCTTGAAAGCTATGAAAAGCAATTCGAGGAAGAAGCCATGACTGCCAAAGAAAAATCTGACCTGTTAAAACGATCTTTATTCAGAGGTGTACCAGTTGACATCAATCGGTGATCTAAGTGTCGACTTGAGATTAGCTACGGCTAAATTCTCCCAAGGCGTGAATACAGCCAATAAACACTTAAGTAGCCTAGAGCGATCCGCTGCATCTGTTAATAAAGTGTTTGGTGGGTTGTTGGCTGCTGGTGGTGGCATTGCTTTTAGTGCGTTGATCAAAAATAGCCTGGATGCAGCTAATCGACTGAATGATTTGAATGTTCGTTTAGGTGTATCTGTAGAAGGACTTTCGCGCCTTGAGTATGCGGCCAAGTTATCTGGTGTGGGTGCTAAAACGCTAGAAACTGGCTTGCAAAGAATGACGCGAAGGATTTCTGAGGCCGCGAGTGGATCAGGGGAAGCGGTTAATGCACTGGATGAGTTGGGGCTTTCTGCTGAAAAGCTCTCTAAGGTTCGCCCTGATGAGCAGTTTGAAGTATTAGCTGATGCATTAGAGAAGGTTCCCGCGCAAGGCGATAAAGTCCGTCTTGCAATGAAGTTATTGGACTCTGAAGGTGTTTCGTTACTTCAAACCATGAAAGGCGGTTCTGCAGCCATTCGTGAAATGGGTAAAGAGTCAGATCGAACAGGTAATACCATCTCTTCTGAGTTTGCAGCAAGTGCCACACAAGCAAATGCCGCAATGGTTAAGCTTCAGGCTTCAGGAGTGGGGCTTACTAACTCTCTTACAGTTGCATTGGGGCCAACGATTGCCGAAGTAGCTGAATGGCTAGCAGTAACAACACCTGCAGCCGCTAATGCTGCAAGAGATTCATTTAAGTTGTTGTCTGCCGGTGTTTTGGAATCAGTAAACCTAATGCTGGCTCCACTTGAAGGGTTGTATGACGTTCTTGAAGAGTTGCCGGGCTCGTTAGGTGAAACTTATGCTTCTGCGAAACAAAGCATTCAGGATATCAGGCAAAACCTAACAGGTGGTGCTGATCTTATTTTTGAATCAGTCCATCAGGCAGAAGTAGGGCAGAAAGGATTTAATGTAACGTTAGGGAATTCGGTTGTTTCAATAGAGCAATTCGTAGGTAGTACAAAGTCTGCAACTAATGCATTACAGAATCAAAAAGCGGCTGCTAAGTCTGCTGCTGATGCAGAGAAAGCTCGGCAGGACATAATAACCAACTTCGAGAAAATTCGAACTGATAACTTACCTGAGGAAGAATCAGAAAACGAAAAGTATCTTTCTCGTATCGCAAGATTTCAAGAATTTGCTGCATTAAGTGCTGAGTTTGAAGCCGAGGCTAATAGTGCCGCTGAAATAGAACACCTAAGACATCAGCAATCTATTACTGATATTGAAAAAGCAGAAACTGACAAACGAATACGAATGTCCGACATAGAACGCAGACAAAAGGTGGCTGTGATGTCCGGCATGTTTGGTAATTTATCCTCCTTGATGAATACCGAAAGTAAGAAACTCTTCAAAATTGGTAAGGCAGCAGCAATTGCCAATGCGTTGGTGTCTGGGTATGAAGCTGTTGTTCACAGTTATAAAGCGGGTGCCCAAATTGGTGGCCCACCATTAGGGGCTGCTTTTGCGACAACTGCAGCGATTGCAACAGCTGTTCAGATACAGCAAATCAAATCACAGAAGTTTGGTGGTGGTGGGACTGTTTCAGCTGGTACTTCTGGTGGAGCTGGCCCAGGTGTTTATCAACCTCCACAACCACAAATTCCCACGTCTTCAGAATCCCAAGGTCAAACTATTCAGTTTGTTTTTAATGGTGATTTAAATGGTGTCGACCCAGAGCAGTTAGGGGAAGTATTGAAAGACCACATTGAAAACACAGACTTTGTTTTAATCGAGTCAGCCACCCGAAACGGTCAAATCCTAGCAGGTAGCTAAATGGCAGTAATCACTTATACCGCGCAACGCTCAGTGATGGCTAACCATGTAGTTGGCACTCAATATACCTTTGAAATTTTACTCAACAAGTTTGACCGTATTCCAAAGCGTAAGCAAAACACAGCTACCTCGTTATCAGGGCTAACTCAGACACTATTACATCGTATTGATATTAGTTATCAGGCTGCAACGATCCCTACTAATTCTCAAAATAAAATCGATCAACTTAGAGAGTTTCTAGACAGCGTTGCTGCTGGTGAAGAGTTCACGCTTGATGCATTAGGTTCCCTTAGTGAAGCGCATGCACCGCAAACCTACAAAGTTGAAGGGGATTATGCGGAAAATATGGTTGATATCACTGGTTACTATTCCTTCAGCTTTAAGTGTAAGTTATGAGATTAGACAACGAGTTTTTTACCAACTCGAATCGTATTGCGACTAAAGAGCCAAGATTCGTTGTGCAAATCAGTTTTGATTCTCTCAATACAGATACTTACTACCTCACTAGCCATCCTATCACTGGTCTTTCAGGCGCGAATGTCATTGATGACTGCCTGCAGAACATCTCTGGTACCACCCAAAAACTAAACCCTGATAAAGCGAATTCAACCATTGGTGCCATCACTGTAAAAGCTGTTGATGTGGGACTAACTGATTTACAGAAAACTAAACTGGATAATGACCTTGGGTTGAAGGGTAAGCGTGTTCGTTTCTATGTTGGGTTTAAAGACCTTGAGTGGGATGACTTCATTTTAGCGCAGACTCAAATCGTCGCGGGTGTTGATTATAAGGATCACCTATACACCTTCAAATGTTCAGATATTCAGCGGGAGATGCGCAAAACTATTTTTGAGGCTAAGGAAACAGCCCTTGCTCAATCAGTTGCTGAAACAGATACCACTATTAACGTTTATAACACCGCTCAGTTTGAGACCGTAAAGC